ATTCACAAAAAAGGGGACGGAAATTCCGTCCCCTTTTCTCTTAGTAAAGTACTGCTGCTTTCACCGCTACATTGGCAGGCACGAACAGCATAGTGCCGTCCTTCTCTGCCCATCTTGCGCTTTCAAAGCGGAAGATAGCAAACGCACCGGCTGCCAAATTGTGGGTCTCATCGCTGTCAGAAGCAGCATAAGAGCCGTTTGCAGGCGCCTTGACGGTAAAGTCATAGGCATTTGTAGTGTCGGTGTTCTGCACCAAAACCACAACATACTCATCGGTTGTCCGGGGCAGCTGCACCTGCAGGCCATCTTTTGCCGTGGTGGCTGCCTCAAAAGCAAAACCGGTGATCTTATTCACTTCGCCCTTTACGGGGGTCATAACTTTAACTGCCATTTTCTTTCTCCTTTCTCATTAGTGAGCCTTGATAACGAACAGTTCCTTGGGGCGCACCAGCTTTGCACCGTATACGTGCAGACCCTTGATGATGTCGGCGAAGCCCTTTTCCTTCCGGGCGGTCTCCATCTTCTCCATCTGGTTGGCGAAAGCGATCGCCTTCTTGGTGCGGATCATCTCGTAAGTGTCCACACCGTCGTTATACAGGTTGTTGGACATACGCAGGTAGGTGTTGGCATACTTGCCAACGGCGCCGCGCTTGACGTACTCCACGTTCTCGGTGAACAGAGAAGCCAGTTCTCTGCGCAGACCCACAATGTGCTCGGGGCACAGATCCGCAGCCAGTTCTGTCTTCTGAGAAACATTGTTCTCATACAACTTGATGTGCGCTGCGTCGATGGGCGCCAGGAAACTGTCCAAAGCGCTCAAATCGGTGGATGCGGACATCATGTTCTTGTTGGCATTCTTTGCCTGCTTGCCCACGAAGGCATCGGCACTCTCTGCCAGGGCGTTCTTTGCCTCGTCAAACTGGGTCTCCAGATAACCGGCAATGGACTGTGCCTTATCCACATCATCCACCTCGAAGGCAAATGCGTCGGACTCGGTGATGTCCAGATACTGGGAGTTGTCGCCCAGATTTTCGATCTGCAGATCCTGGCCGGGGACATACTTCTGAATGGTAGGTCTTGTTGCACCTACGATTTTCAGCCGTGCGCCGGCAGTGATCTCACCTTCGAACTTGTAGTCGCACCAACCTGCAAGCACAAGTTCCTTCTTCAGTTCAGTTTCGCAGTACTGAGACCAGTACATGGGTTTAAAATTACCAGCCATTTTTAATCATTCCTTTCGATTTATTTGTTTTTAGGCCATTTGAGCATAGATTCCCGAACCCGTTCCATGATCTTCGGGTTCTTGTAATCCGCGGCAGTAAGCCTGTCCACATCCTCGGGGGTGTAGTAGTCCTTAATGCCTTTTGTGTCTGTGGGCGTGTTCTTCACACTGCCCATCGGTTGAATATCCTGCTTGGGATGCAGCAAGCGATAATGCTCACAGATCTTTTCCGCAGGAGTAGATGCGCTGCAAATGCCGAGCAATTCCTGAAAGTCCTTGCTTTCAAGTTCCGCCTCGGTTAAGCCGTGCTTAAGAAAATCAGCACGCCGCTGCTGGGCCTGCTGATGCTCGGTCAGAACACGGAGCAACGCATTTTCCTTGGGACTTCTGCCGTCGGTACCCAACTTTTCCAGCCGGGCCACCTCATCGTTTACCTCGTCTGCACCGGAGCCAATGATCTCCTTTGCATCTGCCTGGGCCAGGATCGCAATGTCTCTTTCGGAGAAAGCCGGCTGCTCCGGAAGGGTCACGCCCTTGCCCTGGTAGTAGGTCTTCAGATGTTCTGCAATTTCCCTCGGGTTCGTCTTGCCGGTACCGGCGCTCAGAACGTCCATCAACGGGCCGTATGTCCGTTTGATCTCCTGCTCGTTCTTGCTCCGCTCCCGTGCAATTCTGCCGGCCATCAGCGCATCCACTTCTTTCTGTGTGAATGTCTTTTCCGGCTGTGCAGCAGGTTGTACCTGCTGCTGCTGCTCGGAGCCCTCCGCCACGACTTGGGTATCATCAACCACCGCGCCGTCCTGCTCCACAATTTTGGTTTCTTCCATTGGTAATTTCCTCCTATTTTTGTGCAGGTGTTGTTTCACCTCATCCAAGAGCTTTTTACGCCATCCCTGTCTGGGCAATTAAAAAACAGCCTTCAGGCAACCTGTTTTCGGTCATTGCGAGGCAGTGCGCACACTGCCGTGGCAATCCCCTCCCCATGTAGGGGCGAGCATTGCTCGTCCGCATTTTCCTTTCGGTGTGCTGTCGCCCTTCGGCCGCTCTTTCCTTATGCTGTTTGACCCATCTGTCGCATAATCGCCGCGATCTGGGCCTGCTGACTCTGCATGTCCCCGCTTAGGAACTGATTACCCCTCTGCAGCATCATCTGACTTTGCGCCTCGATCTGTGCGATCTGCTGCTGGGTCTGCCGGATCCGTTTAATAATGGCTTTGAGTTTCAGTTTCGGTGCCACCGCATCATCATCCAGCGCCTCCACATATGCCTCCAGCTCGTTCAGCCGCTGAGGATTGAAGAATCCCTGTATCAACAGATTCTCAATGGTCTGTTCCTGCGCGAATTTGTCATAAACACTCTTGGGCGTAATGTCGATTTTCACCGCCGCCTGCAACTGCTTCAGCACGCTCTGGGGCACATTGACGATTTGGTACAATTCCTCCCCGTCGGGACCCGTTACAACCTGCTCCAAATTGATGCCGTTTTCCGAATAGGCGATCAAGTACTCCAGTTGGATGTTGGCAAAATCCTCAATGAAGTCCTTGCAAGTTTCCTTCTGCTCCGTCATGGGCGCTTGCGATGCCTGCTGAACCGCCAAAATCGCACGGCCGGAGGCGGTCTCGGGGTTGATCTGACCGGTCGCCGAATCGCCGGCGCCTGCCAAGTCCCGTGTTACCTGTACCAGTTCATCCTGGATCTGCTTCACATCCGGGGACATCTGCGCCGGAGGCAGTGTTCCCACCACCTTGCGCACATCGTCCACTGTCTTACCTATGGTGTAGATCACTCCGCCTACGGCGCTTAATTGTTTGGGATTTTCAATTTTGGAGGTATCCGCCACAGTCTTGGGATACGCCTGCTGCTTCGCCGTCATAAGACGCCGCATCAGTGTTTTATTCACTTCCAACTGATTGGGAATCAGTTGCCGCACTTCACCTTCACCCCGGGCAGAGCCTTTCTTCTCCTCCCACACGAAGTGTGCAACGGGATACCGGGTAATGCCTAAGTTCTTATCCTTGGCAATCTCCACAAAACGAGAGGCAATGGAGAAATGGACCGTTCCCTTCGTCTTGTACATCTTGTAGACGATCGTCACCATATCGTCCACTTCCTGTTTTGCCGCCTCGCCGGCCTCCTCCAATGTGTCATTGTCGCCGATCAGCGCCTGCAATTGGTCTTTGCCCACGCCGTAACTTTCTGCCAGTTCCTGAGCATTTACCACCGGCATACGCTTGCGGATCAGGATGTAGGGCTGCCGCTGAATATCCATGTCGTTTTCGTTGCCGTAGTAGATGTCATTTTTGTCAATGACCTCACAAACCGGCATCATCGTGTTCCGATTGAAGTCAACATACAGAACACCTTCGTCGTTGATGGCCGCATCCTTTGTGATCATGCGGAGTTTTTTGTCCATCTTCTGGGTGTCCCACACCCGGGAAGCGTAGCGGTTCAGCATATCGCAAATCTTCTTTGCCTCCTGCTGAAATGCCTCGCTTTCGTGGTTTTGAGAGGAGTAGTTGATGGCATATAAATTGGCGTGGATCACCGCGCATTTGTACTTCACAATGGGCTTGATGAAGTTGATCTGCACCGGCTCAACTTCTCCCAACTTCGCGCCCTGCCACTGGTTGCCGTTGTACATCCGATGGTTCACATCTGTGTCGGTGTACACATTCATCCTGTGGTGATAACTTCTGCCCTTTTCAAAGAGTCCCCATATGGTCGTTTCCTGAATTTCTTTTTTATCCATTATGCATCACCCGGTACTTCTTCCTGGCCGCCACCGTAAGGATCGTAACTGTCCACATTTCGCATAATCGCGTCGTAGTGTTTCCTTTGGGCGTCTTCTGCCACCTGCTGCTTGTGTTCTCTCACTGCCGCCACAATATTGGGCGGTGTTACCTTCACCGGCTCGCCCTTGTCCACCTTTTGCCGGACTTGGACACCAACCAGAAAGCAAAGAATGTTCATTGCTCCCACAGCCAGTACAATCGCTAAAGTTTCCATTTATTCCTCCTAAATCACTGTGATTTGCTCGCCGTAGTCCATTCTCGTCTCCTGCTTCTTCTCAGCAGAGAACTGATACTGCCGGCTCGCATAAATGACTTCATTGCCGAACACCACCTGCTCCCGCACCTCGTGGGCGATCGCAAGGCCCATCATCTCATCGTCGTGGCCACCTTCCGGGGCTTCGATCCGCCCCTTCTCGTTGCGGGTGATAGTCAGCAGTTCCTCAAGTGTTCCCCGATCGTTGATGCTCTCCGAATGATCCCGAACCACCGTAACCAGCCGGGAAATAATCGTAGGTCGCGTGAGTTTTGTAGTTTTGAAACCAAACCGTTTTTCCGTCTTGCCCGTGTAGGTGTCCTGCACCGTCCGCACATATTGGTTGGGGTATCCCAGGCGCTCCAGTTCCATAATGGGATAACTGTCAAAATTCGCCTCGATGCCGATCAGTGCCTGTTTGTAGTACATACCCAGGCAATACATCTGCTTTGCATATTGGTCCGCATCGAATTGGTGCTTCAAGTGAGCCACCTGCATTCCCGTTGCCGCATCCAGCACGTGGCCGGTGTAACTGTCGCTGCCGTCGCCGGCCGTATCACCGCCAATGCAGTACTTGGTAACTTTGGGCGAGTCCGGAACAGCGTAGATTTGAATATATCCGTTCCGGTCATTCACCCACTGAATGTTTCTGATTGCCAGCCCGTCGTAATCATAAGTAAAATAACCCGTCTTGATAGGCTTTGGCACCTGCGCCAGCCGCCGCATCAGGATCTCAGGATCAAACACATTCTTACCCGAGAGCAGGAACGCTTCCCTTGCCGAGCAGGGATATTCCTGCCGGATCAGATCCTTGTCAATGTACTTTTCGTACTTGTTGTAATACCAAAACAGCTGCTCCACCTGAAGGCCTATGTAATCCTTCAGCCAGCGCAGCCGTTCCCATATCCATTCTTTGCGTGTGTCGATTTTCTGTAAAAAATCCGATTTCTCCTTCTTGCTGATGATCGGGATGCGGTATTCAGGCGTCCGCCACCACTCGTAAAAGCAGTTGATATGGGCGCCACTGGACCACATTGTTTCGTAATCGTTGAAGCCATCGGCAGTGCTCTCGAAGATCTTAATGCAGTTGCGGGTCAGTGCTTCGCCGATGGCGGCCTGTACTTTGGCAATTCCGTCTCTCCAGAAAGCGCACTCCGAGCCGTGGAGGAAGTTCACCGTGCGGGAACGGCCCACATCCTTGGAGGCAGTGTCCACCGCCCAGCTGCTGTTGATTTTGGAAAATAACAACTGCTTGCGATTATTGAACTTTTCCGTTGGCTTCAGCACCGCCGGCAACTGGGAATAAGGAAACTTCGCTTTATTTTGGAAAATCGCCTCCGCGTTGACGCTGACATCGGCCAAGGTGTAGCCTTGAAAGTTCCGATTCAGAATACTGCAGGCCAACTGATAGGCCGTTATCAGCGTTGTGAACCCCTGCTGCCGCCCTTTCAGCACCAGCATAGAGATCTCCGGTATAAGGCCCTTTTCGAAATCCTCAATAGCCTTGTTGAGCCGCGCTAAAAAGTCTTGCTGCACTTCGTTGAAGAAGAACGGCATTGTCTTTTGGTTTTTGTCAACAACTAC